GCGGTGGCTGGTCGCAACGGCTACATTCCAATTTTTCTCGGATGGCTCAATGACCCGCAGTGTCGTCGTCCTGAAGAAGAAGCTGGAGATGCCCCGAAGGACGATCTTGAAAAAGAATTAATGCTCCCGCCGTTCAATGCCACGCGCGAGCAGATTGCGTGGATGCGGAGAACCAAGTCAGACGACTGCCGCGGACAGGAAGTTAAGTGGCTGCAAGATTTTCCGCACTGTCCCGAGGTTGCTTTTCAGGTGTCAGGTTTCCCTGCGTTCCCGCGTGAGGAGTTAGCCTATGCCGAATCGACGATCAAAGACCCGCTATGCCGAGGCAAGTTCGAGCGCACCCCTGTAGCGCCGGGATATAAATTCGTGCGCGATGACATGGGACCAGTATTCCTATGGAAGTTTCCCTACGATGAACGAAAGAAGCCCGATGGACTGCACTACTATGTGGGCGCGGACGCGGCACTGGGAACCGAGGAAGGCGACTTCGCGGCTTATGTCTGCATCTGCGGGGAAACCGGGGAACTGGCTGCTAGATTTGCCGAACGCATCGCACCGGAAGTTCTGGCCGACCAGCTTGATATGTGCGGAAGATTCTTTAGCACCGCAATGCTGAACATCGAGTTAACCGGGAACCTCGGGCGCTGGGCGCTTATTATTTTGCGCGACAAATACCGCTACCCGAAGATTTACGCATGGAAGGGCCGCGACGACCGGAAGCGCGGCAAGAGCCGGAGCATTGCTCTCGGATTCGAGATGAACCAAGCAACACGCCGACTGATCGTGGACGCTGCGCGGCACGGGATTCGCATGGGCATTAAGCAGGAGCCGGGAGCACTTCGCATTCACGACCGCGCACTGATGAGTCAATTGTCGCTGATGACGATCAAGGAATGGCGCTGGGAAGTGCTGCGGGATCACGACGACATTGCCGTAGCTTGGATGATTGCGTGTTTGACGCGAGAGCAGTATCCTCCTGCGCGTATGAAGTTCGCACCTAAGAACACGATGGACCCGGAGAATCCGCGAGCTATGCTCGATGGTTTGCCGATCAAAGAAGAAATTTCTGGCTTCCTGAGGCAAGAAATGTACCAGACAATGACGCGCTCGGGCCTGCGGCGGGACTCGAACGGCTGGATGAAGGGGAATGGACGCCGGAAGATCGACCGACTCGCTGGAATCTAGTATTAAAATAATAATGGAGGCGAACCATGCCAGCGTATCGGCCAGAATTGCAACGGTTTTGGGAGAAAGTAAAAAAGACCGATTATTGCTGGATTTGGAAAGGCAGAATCACTGATCTAGGATACGGAGAGTTCTACCCATACGATAGATCAATAGTAAAAGCTCATCGCTATTCTTATGTCTTAAAAAATGGGCCTATACCCAACGGGAAGGAATTGGATCACCTTTGCCGCAATCGGGCTTGTGTGAATCCAGATCATCTTGAACTAGTGACGCACAGAGAAAATATTTTGAGGGGAATTGCCCCATCCTCAGTAAATGCAAAGAAAAATGCCTGCATTCACGGGCATTTATTTGTTCCCGAAAATACCAAGATGGAACTGACGCCAGAAGGAACTCCTGCCAGAAGATGTCGCATTTGTGAAATACTGCGTGGCGCGAGGCGAGGATGGCAAAGGACAGTACGTAGCGAGGAAAAACTTAAACATCTACTTACGATCGCGCAGGAGAATAACAATGTGTCCAGCTTATAATCGTGGCGATGCAAGCCTCGAATCGTACCTCGTAAAGATCATCGCGGCTCTGTGCCGACAAGCAGGCGGGGAGATTCGCATCCGTGGCGACCTGATCGACATGATCGACCAGCCTGTGACTCTGCTAAAAGACTGGGACTCTAAAAACCAGGAGCTTGTCCTGCGAACGCACCTTGGAAGTTTTGGCGAAGTGTTTCGCGCGATCCCCGAAAAACAGCCGACCAAGGAAGTGATTACCGCCGACCCGATCCGCAAACAGGCCGAGCCAGAGGCGACGGTGCGGCCATCGGGTTCTACGCTGGACAACGAAAAACTCGCGGACATGGAAAAGAAATTGCAAAAACGCAGGATTGCTGCCATGCTTTCCGACGAATTGAAGCGACGCCAACCGGAGGCTTGAAATGTTTGAAAGTGACACTGACCCTCTACCGAAGTTGAAAACAAAGAACATCATCATCAGTTTTGACCAGGACACACTGATAATGAATATCGACGCCCCGGAACTCACGCTCGACGTGGTGATCTCTTTCCTTCAGCGTGCTCTGCGGCAATGCGAGAACTCCGAAAAAGTTTTGGTAGCGCAGCAGGTATCGCAGGCAGTACGGCAAGGCGTGAACGATGCCCAGCGCACGCGTAGCGTCTTGTCCAACCTGAAAATGTAGATGCCCGATGAACCTATTGACGAACTGGCGCAGCAGGCCGAGACGCAGCAGCGCGAACGGGACGAGCACGCGCGAGACATCTACGAACGCATTTGGGACAAATTCTCGATGGACCGGAAGAAGGGTCGATCAGTCGCCTACCGGAATCTGCAACGCGCACTCTCAAAACATGCGGCTGATCTGGTGCCCAATTATTTAACAGCCAAAGAACACATGAGCATGATCGCGGAGATTGAGGACTGGACGAAGAACGAGAAGGAATCCGATACGGGCGATCCAAGTGAGTTGATGGCAAAATGGCTCCGTGGGGAAAGCGAACTGTCCCGAACTCCCCTTGAGAGCATAAGAAAACAATGAGCGTCACCTACATTCCTGCACCTTTCATGGTGAACACCGAGCGCAAGAGCGAACTCGTCGATCCCAACATGAAACGGATTTCCCGCCAACTTGACGAGTTGCAACGGATGTCCCGCATGGAGCGCGAACAGAAGCAGGGCACCAACCACGTCGAAGAAATGATTGGGTACTACAATCTGAATTACTATCCATCGACCGCAACGCCTTCCTTCCGACCGCGCGTGATTCTCCCCGAAGCGCAATTCCTGATGTGTTGCGAAGCAACGGACCTGACCAACGACACGCCAAAAACTTACATTTCAGTGGATGGAAAATCCGATGAGCAAAGAGAGAAAGCGTTCAACGCCGCGTGGCGACTCGGCATGTTTAACAATCGAATTTTCGATGCGGTGCTGTGGGCACAATTCGTCAACCCATCCTGGCTACAGATGGGCTACGCACCAGATGCACGAAACGGCAAAGGCATGGTCTGGCTCAATGCCGTCGATCCCTCGACCGTCTTTCCTGATCCCCATGCGAAAAATGACCGTGATTGGTCTTTCGTAGTCAGCGAGAGATATTTCTACGTGGACGAAGTGCGAAGAATGTTTCCCGAGCGCGGGAAGTACGTGAAGATTGGCGGTGGCTATGACGACTACGAAGAGAATGAAGCGGAAGGTTCGAGATTCGACCTCAGCATGGAACTCCCTCCAGGACCACTTAGACTTGACGCTCCGGAGGGTTTTGAACACCGCAGAAACGGTCCCCGCGTTCGTGTTCGTTACGCATGGATCAAGGATTATGCGCGAGAAACGATCAAAGAGATTGCCGGCGAAAAGACGGCCACAGGCTTCGAGTTAGTCGTTGCACCGAAACACAAGTGGAGATTCCCGAATGGAAGATTCATTGTGGAATGCAATGGGATTATCCTTGCTGATGGGCCGAATTTCATTCCTCGACTACCTGAAGATGACTTTGGTACTTTCCCTTTCATTGGAATCTGGTCAATGCCGCATCTGGATAGTCTGCATGGACCGTCTCCGATCCGATATGTCAAATCTCCGCAGGATATTGCGGAGCGCATGTACACGCAACTAATTGAAAACATGATTCGCACGAATAACGTACAGTGCTGGATACCGAAGGATTCCGGCATCGACATTGACGCTTACGGCGGGCTGCCCGGAGAAGTTCAGGTGTACGATGGCGACAAGCCGCCTACGATGTCATCGCCGCCGCAAATTCCGCAGCACATGACGCAGATTCCGGAATTACTGCTGCAAAAGGTGGCACGATATTCAGGGACCACGCCGGAGCGACAAGGACAGTCGGGTGGGGGTAATATTTCCCCGGAGTTGTTCGATGCGGCTGTCTTTCAGGGACAGACGTTCGTGCGCATGAAGGCTCGGATGCTGGCCGAACAGTATCAGCGTCTCGCGCGCATGGTTTTCTACACGATGGCAAGGTTCAAGCGAACCGAGGATATGCTGATGCCCGAGCGCGGCAAGCAGAAGTCATCTTCGTGGACACCGATTCCCGATGGAGCGGAGATTGATTTGGAATTGGACGCAGTTAGTTTGCAGGCCGTGTCATCCTCGATGATGAAGAACCTTGTGATGGCGCTTTCCAAGACGGGCGCGCTACCTCCGAAATTCATCTTCGAGACTCTCGGCCTGCCGAACGCGGACCAGCTTGCTCAAGAGGCAACGCAGGCGCAAGAGCTTGCCGCACTCTCGAAATTACGCCGCCCTCGTTGACCATGAGAACACAACAACAACGCGATAAACATGCAGCGTATATGAGGGAGTACACCAAGCTGATAATTCCTCATCGGAAGAAACTTATCTGCGACCGAAAGTACCGTCAGAAAAATTTAGAGGAAATTCGCGCTTACGATAGGAAGAGATCGCATTCTCAAGAGCGAAAGGCTTATAACTGGGCTTGGAAGAAAATACAGAGTAAAGCCAAAAGGCAAGAGAGTAATGCCTACAATCGCGCTTACTATGTAAAAAACAAACATAGGCAGGCTGAAAAGTTCGCCAAACGTAGAGCCAAATTTACAGATGAAGAATGGCGAGAAATTAATAGTCGATACGGCCTAAAGCACCGACATGGACTGACTTTCGAGCAATACGAGAAACTACTTGCTCACCAAGATGGTAAATGCGCCCTGTGTCCCACAGAGCACGGAACTTCCGGTCAAAATGGGAAACTTCACGTAGACCACAATCACCAAACTAAAAGGAATCGCGGACTGCTGTGTAGTCGCTGCAATGCTGCATTGGAGAGAGCCGAGCGTATTCCCGGTTGGCTTGAACGAGCTTTGGTTTACCTTGCCACTGTAGACGCCGAACACGTTCTAGGTGTAGTGACAACTTCGTTCGACCAGCGCGAAGGTGGTTCCCATCCTCGTTTCAGACGGAAGGGAACATGACGCAAACACAAGGCCAATGGGTGCGAGTCGGTGACGCTGCAAGGTATTATCAAACAACGACCCAAACTATTCGAAACTGGTGTAAAAGCGGGACTCTGGTGCGCGTGGGATGCCGCGTAATGCGCGATCCAAACCGCCGCTGGCGCATTTTACTTCCTGAACGTATAAACTGAAAAACGCAAAATAAGTAAAAGGTGATCTCGACAAGTCACTCCGCGTGTCTCAGTGTGCGTGCGTGGCGAAATACGAACTGATTCATCTTTCCGAACACACACACCCTGGGTATCAAACTCCGGTTTACCTCGTACAGTTCGCAGTTTCAGGCAAGCCTGCGCCTCCAACATGGTCTACCAAGCAAATGCGCGTCGAGTTGGGCGAGGATGTGTGGTTTGAAAGTTTGAAGCTGGAAGCCGAAGCTGCCTTGCTCGAAAACGGGCCGAGCGCGGCTCTGGCGAATTAGGGGAGAAAATTTTATGGCGCGACGCAAGCGAGGCTCCATGAATATGAAGCAGGCTGGACGGCACCCTGGAAGCAGGAAGGCTGGCCGGTACTAGCTTCGTACAACTGTCCGGGAGTCTCCCCGATAAGCGGGTGCCCGGAAGTAGAAAGGAGACACCGACTATGGCACGACGCAGGGGCCGTCACTCGAAACGCAAGTAGCACCATGCAGGGTGCGTATTATTTTAATAATGGGGCGGTGGCGAGTGAAACGCCTTCCCGCCCCATGCTTTACGGAGGGAAAGATGTCCAACGGACGTGATGACCGAATCGACGTAGAGCAGATCAACCGCAACATCAAGTTGACCGAAGATTCCAACTACGAGGGGCCGTTCAACGAAGAAATTATGGCTGGCGAAGCAGATTACGGTGAGCGTCTTTTCGACCAGATGCCCGAGGATCATGTCGGGTTTATGACTAATGGCCGCAAGGGACGCTAATGCTTTCGATGCTCAAACATATGACACGTGCGGCAGAGCCAAGTAACGTCAAGACGACGTTCGTAACCTCGGTGATGATGGCCTTGCGGGACGCATTTTGCGTCGCACTTGGAGCATTTGTTTGGTCGGATTGTTTTCCCTCTGCGAATAGACTTAAAGAGAGCGTTTTGCGCTCTTTTCCGTTCCGGATGCCTTTTTTGCCACAGTCTGAGATTGGCATCTTTTTTAGCTTTATTACGCTTGGCTTCGTATTCTTTGTATTTCTCAGGGTGGAGGCGGTGCCATTCTCGCTGCGATTCCCTGTAGTGGGTCGGATCTGCGCGGAATCGAGCACGTCTTTTTTCAATGTCCCTTGTGTAATGCAACCGTTTTCTTTTTTCCGCGTATGCGGAGATTTTTTCGGCATTTTTCTTACGCCATTCTCGTTGGTATTCGGGAGTGTGTGAAAGTTTTGACATTGAATAATTTTACTACAAAGGACGCCAAACCATATGGCAAAAGATAACTTTCTTTCCAACTTCGATTCTCCTGTTCAGACTCAACCTCCCAAAGGTTCAGCCGAAGGGACAATTCAATATGGCGAAGTAACATCAATTTCTGAGGCTAATGACCCTATGGGAGTTTTACCCCGTGACGCGAAGCCGCGCAATATCGGCCCAGCGTCGAAGGACTAAGTTGAGTGGCTTCGCCCCCGAATCCTCTCGGAGGTGGCGGTGCCCCGCCGCAAGGTGGCGGGATGCTTGGGACCATTCTCGGCGCTTTGAGCAATCGAGCCTCGACGAATCCCGGACAGGATTTCTCACAGCAGTCGGCAGCGTTACAAGGTGCCGACCCTTC